TTCGTTACAACTTCTAATACCCAAGAATAAAGAGGAGGGATTATTCCCTCCTTTTAAACAATACAAATAATACAGCTATTAATAGAACTATTAAAATAAGAAAAACAATGAGCAAAATAGAAGAATATAAGTCAGAGCTAGTCCGTATTCAGGAAATAGCCATACTAGACACTATTGATCTAGTTGAACGTGGTAACAGTGAAGACAAGACCTCAAAAATTGGACGAGGGAATGCCGCATGGATTTACAAGAGTGCTAACCAAACTTTAGCTATAGCAGCACGTATCGAACAGCTACTAGAAGCACGAAACAAGACTCAACCAATAACAACAACAGAAGACGAAGAAAAACAAAAAGAAGCTGAAGCACAAAAGCTACTTCTATCAGTCAAAAAAGAACTGACTAAACGTAAAGGCAAGACTAAACAGGATGGCAAAGAAGCTTAAACACAAAGCTACTTTTGCTGAATTTTATCTTGTATTTGCTCATACACAACGATGGACAGTACCAGACTTCCATTTAGAGGTGTGTGAGTTTTTAGATAACTTTGGGCCTTTAGGTGTCTTAATGATGCCTAGAGGACATGGCAAAAGTACCTTACTCGAAATATACAACGCATACCGACTCTATAAGAATCCTGAAGAACTGATCCTTGCTCAATCAGCTACAGATGCAGACAGTAATAAAACAAGTCGAGCAGTCGTTCAGATGCTTGAACAAAACCCATTAGCCTGGAACGTACAGAAAGAACGTGGCGAAATTAAGAAGTGGTGGGTTAAAGGGAGTTCAGACGTTAAACATGGTTCAGTCCACGCAAGAGGTATCCTTTCCAACGTAACAGGGGCAAGGGCAACATATATCTGTAACGATGATACAGAAGTACCCGATACAACTGGATCTCCTGAAGCAAGGGAAAAACTACGCTATAGATTGAGTGAACAGATCCATATTTTAATACCTGGTGGACAAAGGCTTTTCGTGGGTACACCACATGCTGCTGACTCTTTATATGCCAATTTAATTGAAGCAGGAGCTAACCATTTAGTCCTGAAAATGTTTGAAAAAGAAGCTCGATTCACTTCAGGTCAAAAAGAGATAAGAACAACCTTTAAACCAACTTACATTTTTAGTGGCATTGGTCCACAAGCCAAACTTTTAAAAGACTTTGATGACTATAAGATCACAAAAACAGATACAGATTACCTAATCCAATTCCAAGAACAACATGGACTAATTGACTGCTATTCAGAAGCCTTATGGACAGATCGTTTTACTTCCGAAGTTATGGAGCAGAGACGTAAAGAGTGCGGAACACTAGGAGAATGGGATTCTCAATATCAGATGCACAACAAAGCTATCAATGAGATGCGATTAGATCCTGAAAGGCTTATCCCATATCAACATGAAGTAACTTGGCATAAAGCAAATGGACACATTCAAATGCTTCTAGGAGACAAGAGAATTGTTTCAGCTACTCTAAAAATTGATCCAAGCTCAGGAAAAACTAAATCAGATGTATCAGCAGCAGCTCTAGTCTTACAAGATGAACAAGGTCGTTTATATTGGCATAGATCTGTAGCTTTAAAAGGTGATGTAGCTATAACAGATGACAATGGACAATTTACAGGTGGTCAAGCTTGGCAAGTTGCAGACCTAGTAGAAGAGTTTAAGTTGCCTAATCTTATCGTTGAATCAAATGGTATCGGGGGCTACTTTGGAACAATTCTAAGATCCGTACTCAAAAAACGTAACTTATATTGTGGTGTGATTGAACGACACGAAAACCAAAATAAGAACAAAAGAATACTAGAAGCTGTAGAAGCTCCTTTACTATCAGGCTTCCTATACGCTCACCAATCTGTTTTAAAACTGAATGGGCAGGACAGCCCTCAAGTCAAACAAATGAGATTATATGATCCATCTATCACAAATAATGAAGATGACTATATAGATTCATTAGCAGGAGCTATAAGTGCTGAGCCTATTCGTATCGGCACACATAACCATTACCCAACATACGACAGCAACAACAATTGGCAAGCTTCTAATCAATATTCAGAGATGAAACTTGACTTTTAATAATAGCTCTATTAGTAGAGTTAAAAACATTAAAAATTAAAACCTAATTAGGAATGAAAATAACAATGACAGTACAACAAATTGTACCGTATGCAAAATACGTAACGAATGGGGCTGACTCAGTTTATACAGTAAATTTCTTTATTGAAGATAAGGAAAATTTATTTATTAAATTGAATGATGTAGTCGTTAGCATGAACGACTATAACTATCTAAAAGATGTAAACGGCATAGAATTCCATACACCTTTATTAGCTAATCAAAAACTAGAAATATTCAGGAAAACAAAGCTAGAAAGAACAACAAATTTTGAAAGCTTTAACAATACTTTTAGACCTGAAGTTCTAAATAAAGACTTAGATAAAATTTGGTTAAACTTACAAGAGCAGAGTCATAAAGTTGATCAATATGATCTTGACTACACTTATTCAGTCAGTACAGCTAATCAAGCATTAAAAGAAGCCAAAGATGCTCAAGCAAGAGCAGATGACGCTTATGAATTAGCAGACTTAACCAATACAGAAATTAGACCAATTCCTAGAGGTGGTACAGGTGCGGATAATGTCTCAGATGCACGAAATAATTTAGATGTACACAGTAAAGCTGAAGTTTTAGCTTTAGTTCAAACAGGTGGAGCAGGAGAAGTTCTATCAATAGAATCAGGCGGTACAGGTGGAACGACCGTTGAAGCAGCACGAACTAATTTAGATGTTTATAGTCAAGCAGAGGTAGATATTGAAATCGATGAAGCCACCCCAGACGCCTCAACTACCACAAGGGGGTTAGCAAAAATTGCGACAACAATAATCGCTAAAGCGGGGGTAAATGATACCGATATTATCACAGCTAAAAAGTTACGAGATGCTTTGAATGCAGAGGGAAGCGCACCGGTTTCAGCAATTCGTGCTTGGGTTGTGTTTAATGCCACATCGGGCGGTGTGACGATATTGAACTCGTTAAATGTATCAAGTGTCGTCAGAACGGCTACAGGCAAGTACATTATAAATTTTGCAACCCCGCTACCTACAGCGAACTACGCTTTGATGGGGTTTTGCTTAAGAACTGCAACAACTAGCACAAACTCACCAGCTCTTGACGCTAGTGTTGCCCCAACCCCAACGTCTGTTGGTGTTATGGTTAATAATAGCGGTGGTGGTATTGATTTAGATCGTGTCTCTTTTGGAGTGTTTTGTTAATGAAAATTGCGTATGTAAAAGATGGTAATGTTATAGCTGAAACATTCATACAAGAAGTTGAAATAAGTTTTCCGCATGTTGTTATTGACCGCGAAATCTTAGAACCAATCGAATCTTGGTACCTTGAAGATGGGCAGATCAAAATTGATCAACAAAAATTGATTGAATTTAATCGCCAAAACATGCCAACACTTACCCCAATCGAATTTGATATTAAACTTGTTGATGCAGGTTTATATGACCAAGTTCAAGGCTTAATTCAATCAGATGTTAAGTTAAAAATAGCTTATACAAGATCAACGTTCTTTAGTCGTACCGATCCCTTCGTTGATCAAGCAAGAATTGCTTTAAATTTAACAGATGAACAAGTCGATGCTATGTGGCAAGAAACACAAAACAATTAAAAATTAATTAGAAGAAAAATAATGATTAAAACAGGTGATATTTACTTATCAACTTTTTTATTTGGAATAGGGTTCGTTATCTACCTAGCTAAATCTGTTGCAACTTCAGATCAAGATACTTGGAAAGTGATTGGGGCTAAAGCCATATTAAACGGTATGACTAGCTTAATGGCAGGATCTATCTTGATTTGGGCTTCTGTACCTACTATTGCAGTAGTAGGCGCAGCAGCAGTACTAGGAACACTAGGATCTGAACTCGTTATCAAATATTTAAAGCGTCAACTCAACAAGAACATTAAAGATTTAAAACCAAACAAAGAAGAATAATAATGGGATACAAGCTCAGCACTAAGAGCTTGTCTAATTTAAAAGGTGTTCATCCTGACCTGGTTAAAGTGGTCAAGAGAGCAATTGAATTGACTGAATGCGATTTTACAGTCACAGAAGGATTAAGAATGAAAGAAAGACAAGCTCAATTATTAAAAGAAAAAAAGACAACAACTAGCAACAGCAGGCATCTAACAGGTCATGCAGTAGATCTAGCAGCATGGGTAGACAATACAGTCTCATGGGAATGGAAATACTACTATCAAATTGCAGATGCTATGAAAAAAGCAGCTTTAGAACTCAACGTCTCAATTGAATGGGGTGGAGATTGGAAGAAGTTTAAAGATGGACCACATTTTGAATTAACATGGTCCAAGTATCCTAAGTAATTAGGAATGCCCTTACTCAACTAGAGTAGGGGTTTTTTTATTGAAAATATCTTCAAATTCTTCATTATCACCCATTAATTCATCTATATAGCGGTTTGTTAATGGTTTGCCAGTAGGTGTCAGGTGACGTAAACAAGTACTGATCATATCTACTTTATCAAAGAAGATTTGGCTTTCAATTTTGTTAAAAAGCATTTTAGAAAGTTCTGCATTGTTTTTAGCAAACTTTTGAACATCACTTAAACCTTTAATAGATCCAGTTTCAACTGTTTCACCACTATCATTATCAAAAAGTTCAATTTGATCAATACGGTAGGAATCTTGAGAAAGAGTAATACTAATATCATCACTAGGGCTGTGATATTGAATAAATAAATCAACTTCTAGATTTAAATGAATTTCAAATAAATCGTTATATGGGAGTACAACTAAAAGACTATCAATTGTAACTGTACTAAAGTCTTTACGTGGATTGGTTAGGAAGTATTCACGCAATCCTTTTAATTTAAATAATAGTTCAGTGTTTTCATCTTCGTTCCAAGAAATTAAATCTAATTTTTTAGCTTCACTGATGGTATCAACTAAAAATTCTTTTGAAATTGTGTAAGTCATTTATTTTCTCCTTAAACATAGTAAATAAAAAAGTTAAAGAACAGCCGTATATATCAAATCAGATGCAGAAAGTAGCCGTTTCGCCTTTTCCTGACTTCAAATGACGCAATCAGATCTATCACCTAAATCATATAGAAATAGGAATATGACTAATCACAGCATGAAGGAAAAGGCGAGCGAATTTTTTGAGGGTGTAGTACCAAGTACTACATTTTCTCAAGTTTAAACAGTGGATGTTTTCCAATAGCTAAACAGAAAAAAGTCCATGTTTGTTTATTAGGTGAACGTGTGCCGTTCTCGTATTTGTTCCAGATAGTAGCATCATTTAATCCTGCTATTTTTGAACACTCTCTAGCTGATAGATTAAGAGATAAACGCAAATCTTTAATAAAATCAGGATCAGGAACTTCTAATAATAGTTCTTTAGATAAGTTGTACATATTTTCAAAACTCATAGAAAAAGCTCCATATTTCAGGAGCTTGATATTAGCACTTAATTTAGTATTAAGACACGTTGTCCTTTTAGCTTAATCGTTCTTTCGAGTTCATTTAAAGCCCTAAAGATAGAATTATAACCAAGTACACCGTTTGCAGATCTCAGAATAAAACCTGATTTGTGCATCATCCAAACATGGTACGGCTTTTCATATTTTCCTTTCGTATCTTTGGAAATTATATAAACCTCTCCTGACTCAACTTTTACAACTTGAACAATTTTATCTATATCAACCTTTGCCATAACAGGAACAGCAGCAGGAAGGCGAACAGCTAAACGGCTAAGAGCTTCAGACTTAAAAACTTGTGCATTCATGTCTTACACTCCCCTTAGTGGTTGTTATAGATGTTTGAGCCAATAGTCACAAAGTCATTGATCTTTGCATCTTTTCCGTACTGTTCAAAATCAATATAACCTTGAAGAGCTTCAGGGATCTCAATGCAGCTAACTTCTGTCATTAGGTAGTGACCGAAATCATAGTCGTTCATCTCTTCACAGAAATGATTTTCTTCATGCCATTCTTGAGCTGCTTCTAAATTAGGAGCATAGCCTTCTTTTACAATCAGACTGAATTGGTCCAAGTCTTCCTGGAAGTGACCTTCCATGATTAACTCAACAGCCGATTCAAGGTCTTTGAAGTTGTTAACGTCCATGTATGTGTCTTCTCGCAAGCCTTCAACTTGCCAAAACTCAATTTCTGTATCGCCTACAATTGCATGTAAGTCGTCTAGGTCGTTGAAGTAAATATTTAAACCGAATTGAAAAGTAAAAGAGAAAGCTTCTAGACGGAAGTTTTTAGAAGAATCAGATGCTTTATTAGAGAAATCAAATGCGTTCATTTTGTAAGTCCTGGTCTATTTAACTACGCTAGACGATGCGGTTAGGACACTTTGTCCTTTAAGGTTTCTATCTCTTACCTTATGTTTTTATTATACAAGTACTTTGTACTATTATCAACTATAAACTAATGTTTTTTATATGATTTATAATTATTAATAGCTCTATTATTACAACTATATTTTATAAAAGATAAGCTTGTTTTTGCTTCTAACTTTCATCATTCTTGGAGCTGTGGCAATCCATTAAACAAACGCTTTTTAGCGGAGCGAAGCGACATCCTTATTCAAGGAATATGTAGAAGGTATCTGAATCTACCTTCATCAAACTTTATCGCTGCGACAACCATTGAACTTAAAAATTTTTAAGCTAGGGGGCAATGTCATACCTCCTTGTGGGGTTGACATTGAACACGCTTAAAATAAAGTTCAATGATGTTGGTTGTCGTAGATAAGTTGAAGGAAGACCTATATCCAACATAGACCGATGCTTTTGCTTTTGCGTTAGGGATTCTGCCCGAAGGGGCAAGACAAACAGTTTTATCGTTTAGCTTGAGCGAAGCCAGTTAGCCCGACCTGAAACGGAACGCCCATTCTTTACTAATTATTCCAAACACTAATCTGCAATCTAGTAAAAAAATTCTTTTTTAAAGTCTGACAATTCTGTTTAACAGCCTTATTCATGTACTCTTTTTTAAGGTCGTTGAACTCTCTAGCACTGTATTCTGAACCTGTTGCATTTTCATAATCATAAACATCCATACGTAGCAAAGTATTAATCATTTTGACATTGTAAGAATCACTACAAAAATTTTTAAGCTTAGCTGAATTACAATCGATGCTTACGTAGCCGTAATTTTCTTTTGAATTATTGTAGTTACGATCTACGATCTTCTGTTGCGAAGCCGATAAGCATGAAGCAGCATTAGCAACACTTGTTAGACAAACAAAGCCGATTAGTAGAAGTTTAGTTTTCATATATAGTTCTAATAAAGTGTTATGGTGTTTTGAGAATATACAATATTCGTTTAACTGTATATCTGGTTAAAAGGGCTGAAAAGCATGTAAAAAGTTGGCAAAAACTACCAAAACAGCATAAAAATACAGCTAAATGTTTCAAACAATAAATGCAGCTTTAATATTGAACTACGCATACTCCGTAACTAACTGATATATCTAAATTAGTTACAGAGCATTTCGTATAATATCCATTATGTTAAATAGTGACAAAAACGATCAATAAAGAAAAATCTATCTAATATATAAATAATTATTCTTTTACTCGCTTCTCACGTTCTTCTCTCTCTATCTTTCGTTTTTTCCCTGCCAAGAGAACTTCTTGAAAAGAAATATCTAATTTACTTAAAAGAATGGGTGGTATCTTTTCATCATATAAGTGGATTGGAGTTGTCCGTTCATGTCCTGCAAATTTTGGGTTATCTAAATAAATCTCATGTTCTGTATTAAAATCAGAATTTTTAGATGGAATACTAAAACTACCATGCTTCTGAATAATAGATTCTATATTCCAATAGAGTTGAGAAAATTCAACAGGTGTTATATCAAATACATATTGAACTATGTGTAAGTTGTTTAAAGAAGGACTTAATATTCTATTTTCAATCTTGTTATAAGTAGATTTTGACATACAGATATTAATTGCCATTTCCTCTTGATTATATCCTGATAGTTTTCTTATTTTATACAACACATAAGCATAACAATATTCAGGTGTAGAAATAATAAAAGGTAAATCATGGATCTCTTGTATATCCATTTTTTTTCTGATTTTTGCTATTTTTTCAGGATCATTTTCTTTACAGGATAATAAAAATAATTTCAGGTATGCATCACTGCAATCAGGATTAAACATACCGATATTTGTTGCGCCATCCTTATCAGCATAAATAAGCCCACTATCACGGTCATAGTACAGACCACTCGCCTTATCAAATTTCAACATTCTTATAATTCCTTAACTATTAGTAGCATCATAACAGAATTTTACACCTAATAATACAAATAAATCTCTAATTAGGTGTAGACAAATACCTAAATAGGACTTTATAGTGCATTCCAACAGCCTAACACGCTGAAGTCTCTAGCTAGGACGCAACTTAAACTTAACTCTTACAAAGGGATCAAAAACATGACAACTCAACTTATCAACGAAGCAACTTACAACTACTTAAAATCTCAAGCTGTAGAAGATCGTTCACCTAAACAGCAAGAAGATCTCGAAGCCTATGAATCAGAAAATGGTTTAAATGTTGATGCTGAAGAACATGCTCCAGAAGCGTCTGTAGAGCCTGCTGTAGCTCCTGTAGAAGTTGTTGATACAAACGCTCAAGCTGTTTTTGTAGATGCTGCTAACGACTCACCAGAAGCTCTGACAGCGTCTGTAGACACGGTTGAACAAGACGCAAATATTGCTGACCAGATGAAACAATCTTTAGAAATATTAGACGCTCAGTTATCTATTACAGATCAGCGTTACAAGCATTTCCTTGCTCTTGCAGCTAAGGCTACTTGCTTAGTTAAATGGACTGGCCCATTCATTTTAGATGTGCGTGTAGATGATGAAAAATTTGCATACCACGTTGCCAACACATTGGGGCTTTTAAGTTTCAAACACTTTTTAGCTGACTCCGTTTTGAATAAAGAAATTAAAGAGCAGCAAGTAAAAACCAAGTACCTGACCATTTGCTCAGTACCTAAGTTTTCTAAACGTGATAGTGCAGTAGACGGTTATAGTGAAGCTAAAAAAGGTTGTCAGTTTGTGGTTCATACAGAGGCTGTATCGTATGTGCATAACGATTTCTCAAACATTGCTAAACTTGAAAATGTTGTAACCCTAAAAGAAGGTGCAACTAATTATGATGATTCATCTACTGCCATTTTGCGTGTCCGTTTGAATCAACAAGAATGGGTGGAAACAAACAAAGATAAACTTGCTGAACTGGTTTCTAATTTAAATGCACAACATAAAACCATTGCGTCTAAAGTGAAGGCTGAAACATTCAAAGCTTGGTCAGGAATTTTGCTTCTAGCAGCTCTGTGGGATAAAGACGTATTTGCTGACATGGTTAATCTAATGAAAGAGCAAGTAGGCACACAAGGGCTTGCAGATAAGGAAAAACTTGCTTGTGCTTTGTCTCTGGTCATCCCTGAATATGAAACGCTTATGACTCGATTCAAGGTTGAAAAGCACATCACAACGAAGTTGGTTGGTAATTTGGTTAAAGGGTTCGGTTTAGGTGACACTGAAATTAGTAAAGGCTTTACAGATCTTGGCCTTCCAATGGGTCAGAATAAAAGTGGGTATGACCTTGAAACATTGAAAGCCAAAATCCTTGAAGTTGTTAAGTATGAAGATGTAGCAATCCAAGCATACCTAACAAAACTTCAAAACGCTGAGACAGCTAAGGCAGCTTAACCTGTCACAGGCTTAGTATTTGATTTACGCCCTCGTGAAGCTAATTCATCAGGGCTTTTTCTTTTTCGTGTTTTGGTCGGACTTCTTGGGTAGTCTTTAGCATCTGAACGGATTGCAGCATTCTTATCCTGCTTGCGTTTTTCACGCTCAATTTTACGTTCAGCTTCAGTAGTCGGATCAGTAGCAACTAAATTGTATTGGTCTGCTAAAAGCTTATCGGCTTCCTCTTTACCCAAGACTTCATAAGCTGCCTTAACTACTGCAACTCGAATAAAATCATTCAATGAGTAAGCTCTACCCTGTTCATCAATAGAAGCATTTGCAGCAGCTTTGAATAGCTTTTCTTCCTCATAGAAAACAGGAACAGTGATATGTTTTCCAAGATTCAAACGATCTCTTAATACAGGTTCAATATCATTTTTTTCATAAAGATTTTTATGAAGCAAGTTCCGTGAATACTCAGTAAAACCGTTTTTAGGAGCTTGATTTTTATTTTCATCAGTCAGTTTTTTGTCTTTTTTGACACTGTCTAGATCCAACTTCATTACAAGATCTCCAAGATAAATGAGTTCAATTCATCTTTAGCCTTTGAGCTACCCATTTCAGCAACAGATAAGCCATTTGCAGAAGCATCACGCCACTGCTTACGGTCACGGATAATTGTATTTAAAATCTTAAAATCTGGAATGTCTTTCAATAGAGCAACGGCTTCAGCTACTTCGGTTGATTTGGTATTTGCAGGAGCTTTATTAATCACTAAATAAGGCTTGAGCTTAGGGTTATCATCCAAGTATGTGTTATACATTTGGAAAACGAATGGGATACAGTCAAAATCAGATTGGCTTGGCTGAGTCGGTACAACTAACTTATCTGCAACTTGTAAAGCAGATCGGTATTCGATACTGTCACGCCCTGCTACATCCAGTACAACATAGTCGTATTTCTTTTGAAGGCTTAAAAGGACCTTCTTCAGATCCCCTTCATGGTGTTCTGTATCAATTTTATTTTCAGTTCTGCGGTTGTTCCATTTAACAGCAGATTGCTGATCATCTGCATCGACTAGGACTACAGATCCTTTATTACTCAGCACTACAGCTAGGTTTGTTGCAAGGGTTGTCTTACCAACTCCACCCTTTTGATTTGCTATACATACAATCATTTTTCTTATGTTCCAATACCTTTAACAATAGAGCTATTTTAGATCTACTATATATGCTTAGCCAGTTAAATATTTCTCTATTTTGTAACAGGTTAGGGTATTATCTGCGGCTTATATTTAGGGAGGGTGTATGAATATAAAGATTAGTAGTCTAGGTCTAGTTGCAAAACTTATAGTCATATTAAGTTATCTTATATTGATAACTACAATAATCTTTGTAGTAGTCAATCTATTACTAGATATTTCAATAGATTCAGGAATTATTGGTGCATATACAAATTTACTTGTTTTCAATGCGACTCTCTTTACACCGATAGCAGCATACTTTTTCTATGATAATTGGAAAGATCAGCGAAAATATGAAAATACATTTTCATTTGCAAACGCTACATACCTATATCTCTTAGAGTTAGACATAAGCTTAAAAGAATTGAATCAATACTTTAAGCTTTTATCTTATAAAGAACAAAACTCAAATTCTAGTCATGCTTTAGAAATATATAAAAATTTTAATGCATCTGAGTTATTGCCTCTCATGGTTAAATGTTCAAAATTAAGTTATACAGTTCTTGTGCATATTGAAAGATTAGAGCATGAAATGGATAAACAAAATTATAGCCAATGGCATAAGGAATTATTGCTTTGCAGTAACATTCCTAGCGCCACTGCTATTACCGATCAGACAAAAAGAAATGATTTTCTTAAGAAATATAGAAGTATTCAGCGTTATACAGAAGATATAAAAACTGAATTGAATAAAATAATTTCAAACTTAGATAAAAACTCCCCTACTCCATAAAGGAAATAGGTGAAAAGATAATTGTCCTTTTGTGACTTAAAATTAGGGGGTAAAGAATGAAGATCATTAAAAATTATTGCGAAAAGTTCAAAAAAACTAAAATTTATATATGGTACAAAAGTCTACCAGTATCTGTAGTGGGTTTAACTACCTTTTTAGCAATTCTTGTATTTCTTACAGCTATCTTCAATTGGTTTTGGACAGGGACAGGTATTGATCCCACAAGAACATTTTACGCACCTTTTACTAATGAGTTTAAAGAATTTCAAGATTATGCAACACTTTATATTGCCCTCTTAGCTTTTGGTGCAACAATGTTTGCAGGGCTTGCTGTATTTTTAGTATTTAATGATTGGAAAGAACAACACAACACAAGTATTGAAACAGAGTACAAAAAAGAAATATTAAAAATAGCGAGAAAAATACGTCCTATAGAAAATAAATATCAACGTATGTTTACTGACTATCACCTATATAAAGGTAATCCTGAATTTTCTTTACCAATAAAAATAGATATGGATGATGCATCCGCATTAGTTGATAATGCGAATGAATTACTTGGTTTGCTTAATGAATTGTATTTAGCAAGCAATGATATTAAATACAAAGATTTTCGCGAAAAATATTTTAAACATGCAAACTTATACCCCAAAATACTAGCAAATATAAATTATATTATGATGAATGATGATCCATTATATACCAATAAAAATGAAGACATATTAAAAATTCTCGGTACTAATTTTCATTATGAACATAAAAGTGATAGTGGAATTATAAGTGATCACTGGAGTAAATATGCAACATGCTTTAATGCTATAGATAATCTAGAAATAATTATATATATTGTCAACCAACTAAAAGTTAAATAAAAAATCCCCTGCTCCAATTAAGGAAACAGGGGGGTGAAGGAAAATCAGTCTTTGTAGTAAATGCCTTTAGCTCCAAGTAATCTAAGGACAATGATTTGTAATAGTGAAATAGAATGTCTGTCGTCTAGTTGCACATCAATTAAATGTAGTGAAATTAGAAACATTGTGAATGAGTAAGTGATTAATACAGCTTCCATAATTAGTAGCTCCCGAAATGTGTTTTTATATCTTGCATGTTGTCATCGTATGATCCGTACAAATCATCAATACCATAATCAATGTCTAGGTCATCTGCATATTCGTTTTCGTATTTAAGATAGTTGTATGCTATTTCTGCATCAGCGTTGAAGGCTGTTAATACGCCTTTCTTATAGTCTGATTTGATGTCTTGTAAATGTTCAAATAATTCATCGCAAACTTCAGCTTCTTCAACTGATCTGCCGTTATATAAACCTGTTTGTAAGATCTTTGCTTTTACGATGTTGTTGTACTCTTTTTTTGATAATTTTTTCATTCCTAGTCCTGGTTAATCTTTAAAGGGAAGTTGTGATACTTCCCCTCGCTTTATTTCTTACTGTGTTTGTAAGTACTGTCTAAATTCTTTTCTGTACTGTTTAATCTTGGCTTTGTAGCTGTCAGTAGTAATGTCTTCAACAACACTTACTAGATTGTCTGATTTGTACTTTCCATCTAAATAAGCAATCAAGATACAGGCTGAGAAATGTGTTAGCTCTGCATCAATTAATTTATTCTCATCACTAAATATCAGTTCTACTTCATCATATTTATATGAAAAGTTAGACAAGTCAGTTTGGCTTATACAGTGTATATAGTGCTCAAGAGCTTCAAATAATTGTTGTTCGGTATAGCTTGTTTCTTGTAATAGCAGTTTAAAGTTATATAGTTTTTTCATATTAAGCTCCTTTATTCTCGTTTAATGGTTTCATAATTCCTGCTTTAATCATTTTTCTGACAGCTTCGTCAAAGCCTGCTTGAGTAAATGCTATTGTTTCGTTGTAAATGGTTTGACCATACGCATTAGTGAATGGCTTACCACTTCTAACCATACGCATGTAGTTATGTACGTTTGACCATGCAGCAGGTCTGAAAGTCTTACCACAACTGCCTGTTGCCCATTTCTTTTCTACAATCCACTCTTTAACCAACTTTTCTTTTACACCGTTATGTTGTGCAAATTCTCTGATTGTATAAGTACGGCTCTTGTCTAAATAAGCATCGAATATCTCAGCTTTAGGAGCTTGGATCTCAATCACTTGTTGAGCTTCAATTAACTGTGTTTCAGCTAATTTCGTAGCTTTGTATTGCTCTGCCCATGCTAAAGCAGCTTCAGCAGGATCAAGGAAATTAGGTAGCTGTGGTTGGAATACTACTTGTTGTTCTAAAGCTGTCATACGATCATAGATTTCTGCTTGTAAGTCATAGCTGTACGACATAGCCATTAGACAAGCTTCACGTTTTGGGAAAACATAACATGGCTTATCACGGTTAAGACTGTCTTTGTAGATGGAGGAAAAATTTCCTGCAACTAAATGACCAAGAACTTCAGGCACTTTTTTCAAAAAGTCTGAATGGGCTAAAACTGTTTCGTTACCGTTAGCTTGTCTGTGGTTATTAATAAACTCTACAATTTCCAAGCTTGTCATAGTTGGTACTGTATTAGATGTATTAATAGCTGTATTATATGGTGTAGCGTTTTGAGTTTGTAATGATAATGAAGTCATAATTTATATCCTTTGAATAAAATAATTTTGAGTCCGATTATAATCCTGATTGGATGCAGACTTAATCTGTTTTTTCTCTTTTGATTATAGCCAGTGAGGTTTTTAATATGGGCTGACTATGCCCCAACTTTTGTTTTTATTGTTTTCTTTATAATGTGAATTATATCAAATTAAAAATAGTATTGCAACACATTATAAAATATGATATTAGCATCTAAAATATCAAGCAATCATTGGATAAAATAAAATTATTTAATTTTAACAACCAATAATCCATTTTCACCTTTAACTTTAGTTGGCTTTAAATCATACCAATCAAATAAATCTTTTGCTTTAGGAGTTCTATTAATTTCTAGAGCTTCATATATTGTTCGTAGTTTTTCTTTTGCATCAGCATTAGAAATAAACTCACTTAAACGTAAAGCTAGTCTTGCTTGGATAGTACGTTTATTGTCTGTAGCTGCAAATTGAGCTTCATACAACTCATCAATGTCTTTATTTCTATAGCGCAATGCTTTGATCTTTTCAGCTCCAAGAGCATCATAGTATTTAGCAAAGTTCTTATTTCGAGCATCAATCAAGGCAGCTATTTGATCATCTTGTGTCTCTTTAGCCGCAACATACTCTTCCATCGTTTCACTAAAACTTTGATAACCACTTAAGAGTTTAGACATACCTGAGATTGGGCTAGTGAATTGAACCTGTTTAGATACATCAGTTAATAGTTCACGGAATGAAGCTGAATAGCCTGAAGCGCTATGATCTACGCCTTCTACATCACGTACTACATAAGTTGCTTCCATTGCTTCAAAAGATTGAAGTTCTGATTTTAATGCAACATCAGATACATAGAACTTTTTCGTATCATCATTTAAGAAAATGTACGGATCTTTGCCTATACTGTCCAACAAAGCTTTTACAACGGCAGGTTTATCTTTATTGGCAGGACTATTCAAAGCTTCAAGCAAATCGTTTGAACCTTGAATTTTAGTCAGTACATTTGATTGCCATTCTTCTTTAGTACAGCTTGCAACTTCAGGAACATTGCTCAATAAAATATTGATAGATTCGTTATATTGGCTGTCTCTTAGTCGCCCACAAATTTGTGGAACTAATACAGCAAAATCAATCTTGGTATAGTCACGTAAACCATTAATGATGATGTAAGTTTTACCATGTTCATCATAAATATCTGCGCCTTCAAACATGGTTGAAGTATAAAAATTTAGCTTACCTACTGGCTTCTCTACTACATCGTCAACTAATCCCCATGCACCTAATTTAGTATCTAGTTTTTTCTCATTACGTGCAGACTTAGAACAGATCAATCGGATCTCATCACGATTGAAAACAGGTTTGCCATCAGAACCAACGATTTTGCTCAACCATTCCATAACCTGAGTAATTTCTTTAACTGAGTTATAGAAAATATGAGCATTGCCTTCTTCACGGCCAAGTAAGAAGCTTAAACATAAATTGAATAAGGCATTATTGATACTTATGCCCTTCTCAAGTCTTTGAAGGTTAAATTTAACAGCTCTTACATTATCCCATTCAATTGTACACAGAGGTAAATGTCCAATCAGATCAGGGAAATATTCACGCTTAGTTGGTGTAGCTGTCAAAAATACATAGGATGCAAATTTATTGTAGTTATGCAGGATGAACTCGCATTTAGGGGCTTTGAATGAACCTAAATTAACAAGTGTATGCGCTTCATCAACAAGTAGTTTGAACTCACTTGGTACAAAGCCTTTAATCTTCATCAAGGCAGGGAGTGAATCAAATGTGCAGATAATCTTTCTTGGCTTTGAACGATCTGCTAATTGTTCAGAAATCTCAGCATCATTATCAGTCCATTCACCACCACGCTTAATGATATTGATATGGTCTAGGTGATCGTTATCAGCAACTTTAGATTTGAGTAAATTTACGTATGGTACTAATACAACATAATCAACGTCATTTCTTAGAACGAGGGTAGTTCCACCGCAGCCCGTAATCTGTTTATTTATATAGCAATTTTCAGGAAAGTCTTTAATAAGATCTGAAAGGCGTTTAGAAGAGTCGCCTGCTTTGATTGTAATTGTGTTTTCTTGAGTGTTTTGTTCGATACTTACCGCATCATCAATGATTAAATTTTGTAATTCCATTATTGGGTATACCTAAAGAGGTCTTATATTTTCATGTCTTTTATATGTATTTAAGCAGTTAGAGGGTGCTTATCCCCTGTTTCGGATATTGTATAAAATCTGAATACCAATGTCAACTATTTTTTTTGACATTAAATTATCATAAATAACACCTAAGTATCTGATAATAATGTAAAGTGTAATAATTAAACATCTAATAATTTTAGCATTTCTATACGAGAAATAGAGTTTTTTTAGAAAAAAATAGACAGAAAAATTCCCCTAATCAGACATCGGATTCACAACTACAATTAAAAAATAAGGTGCGTTATTCACGCCAACAAATAGTTTCAATTATCTGATACCATCATGGGCGTGATACTTTGAACTGACGTTGCTTTGTTTCTACAGTGACTCAATTTAGATATTGGTTATTCGCAACAACAGCTCAAAGTTTGAATTTAAAACTTTCTAAAAATTAAAAGGACAGTCTAAAAAAATTAGACAGTATGTAAAACCTAAAATATGCCTATAAACATTGGTTTTTTATGATGTTTTATAAATAAAATTGTCTAATTTTTTTGACATTTCTGCATTACTATTAGATAGGATAGATGAGTGTTCTCAAGTTAGAAGAAAGATCTATTTTCCATTTTTTTTGAAAGTGTGTTTTTATCAATGAATATCTATACTTTTTAATGGTTTATAGTAAATATTTTCCATTTTTTTTGGCGGAATACTATTATTATATAATATAATTATGGAAAGATAGCTCAGTGTAAGTAGGAGTGAAGAGAAGGAAGATAGATAGATAAAAAGTTAGTCAAGACAGAATCTTGTCTTGAAGTGTAATAAATAGTTAATAAAAACAATAATTTAAATGGCTTTATCTTAAAGAGAAAGATACTAAAAAATATAAAAAACAATCTTCTTTATCATTCATAAAACCTTCAATGTTCGTTACCACTCACATTTTAGTTTTTATTCATTCTTCTAACTTTTAACGTACTATCAAAGCTATATCGAACTCCTTATCAGTCGTTCTCATATCTTTTTAAACTTTCTAACATTCATCTTCATGTTCTAAGGAACATTCGATTCATTATTAAATTTTTATAAACTTTACTTCTTTTTCATACCTTCATACTCCCCTACTGGGTCGTATTCGTTATTCTTTATATTTTTCTTATTACTCTTCTTACCATTCATACACAACGCTCTAAGGAGCATTGGTATTCATTTTTTATATTTTATCTATCCAGTAACAAGCTAAACCTATATCTGTATCCTAATCGGACACAGCTATAGCTTACCTTTAACAGCCACTAATCAATCCATCATCTATATTGTGTACTTCGTACCCAACATAGACACTGTATTGAACTGGCTGCTCATCCTATTTTGTATTTGTTTTTAATATCAACAACTAATAGTTTGATTTTGTTTATAAATAATAAAAAGTAAAGAGAGATGGAAGGTTCAACGTCAGTTGAAGCTTTCAGCTCTTAGTAAAGACTGTTTAAATAAATAGATAATATTTATGGTATGTAACACTCAATCTTTTATACTCCTTTTCAGTCGTATATCAGCTTTCATTAACAGTCAGATAATCAATCTATATCGTACTTCGTACTCATATCTTGAACTGACTGTTTTGTATTGAAATACCAAAAACCATTTGCAGCCGAAGGCTGAAGAAAAAGAAAAGTTAGATAGAATATGAAATTATATAGGGATCTATAAAATAGCCTATGTAGAATAGGTATTCTTATTACTAAAAGTTATAGAGATTGACAAAAATAAAAAAATATGTTATATATGTATCTGTTTTATATAACAAATAGTTATATATTATTAAATACCAATAAACCATTTGCAGCCGAAGGCTGACATAAAAATAATAATAAAAAGAGAACTAAACATGTATTCAGTATATAAAATTTACCAATCAAATATATTAGCCTATGTTACTTATTCTGATCTCATTCCAGAATTTACAGATACAACCAAACTAAAACTTATCTTCAATGGACCAACTATTCCTATTTCCTTATTTGAATCCTATTTCAAATCCCCTGAACTGTTTTCTATTACTACCCATGAGATAGGTATCTACAATGCCCTGGATGCTAATCAGATCGTTCAAGAACAATCAAAACTAATCGGTACAGACAAACCTTCCATTAAAGCTAAAACCTCAAATAGAGCTATTAGTACAGCTAAGAAACCTCGTACTAAAAAGGCAGTTAAAAAGAATGAAGATTAAGGGATGTAAACGACAATCCTTTCTAGATCAAGCTGTTCAAAATAGAGCTATTAGTACCTCTATTCCACACTAACTACACATAAAAAGATAAAAAAAATGAAAGAAAAATCCATTGATAAAACTTACAACCGAACAATATATTCAGAAAGCCAATAAAGTACACAATAATAAATATATATACCCTTCTCCTTATTACGGATTAAGCAAATCAATAACTATTCTTTGCCCTGCACATGGAGAGTTTACCAAGTTAGCTTCTAATCATTTACAAGGGTATGGATGTAAAGAGTGTTCAAAGCTAAATAGAAAGCAAAGAAAAGATACACACTCTAAAGAGAAATTTTTAGAAAGAGCGATAGAAGTGCATGGAGAAGGAAGGTACGATTATTCTAATTCAGTTTATATCCACAGTAGAAGTAAAGTAGACATACATTGTACTTACTGTGACACTATCTTTTCTGTTAAACCAAGAGATCACATACATAACGCTACAGGTTGTCCTACCTGTGCAAAAGCTATTAGAGGTTGGGGTAGATCTGCTTATGTTGAATTAGCTAATAAATACGGTAACAAGTCTAAACTCTATATTCTTAAATGTTTCAATGACGAAGAAGAGTTTTATAAAATTGGTATTACTATGAAGACAGTTAAACAGAGATTTCCAACAAAGAACTATATGCCATACAAATATGAAACTACACTTCTCTTAGAAGGAGAAGCAGGTCAGATATGGGATCTTGAGAAGAAACTACATAAACAATTTGCTGAACTTACATATATACCTAAACGCCCTTTTAACGGACAAACTGAATGCTTTAAAGGGCTGTCACAAGAAATTATAACAACACTTAATAAGACTATCTAAGGAGTCTACTATCATTAAAACAGGTATAAAAATAAAAGGGTGTAAGAAACAATCTTTTATCAATCAAGCAGCACTTAATGGCGGAGTCCCAATCTTCTACTTAATCAAATGCTGGGATAAGGAAGAAACCTTCTATAAGCTCGGTATCACAGTAAATAACATATTAACTCGATACGGTACTGTGAAAGCTATGCCATACGAATGGGAGATCCTACTCGAACTTCCTGATACAGCAGAAGCAGTCTATGACCTGGAAGTACAGTTCAAAACAGAAATGAATGAATACCACTATAAGCCTAAAATAGGATTTAATGGTTCAGGAACAGAATGCTTTACTGAACTATCTGAATCTTTACAACAACTTATACAATGAAAATTAAGACAACCCTATTTGCTCTTATAACCTGCCCTACAGCTCAAGCCAACCTATAAAACACAATATATAGTGGTATAAATTAGTAAAAAACACAACATATAGTATTTAGCTCTTGACAAATATAAATAATTCTGATATAGTCTCATTACTTATTTAGAACGACTTAGGCTGAATAAGAATAACAACTAAACTAGGTCAGTCATTTTATATATCCTTTATTTCATCCTTAACTAATAGCTTATTTAGGTAGGCTATCAGATCCCCTTTTAGCTCAGATGAAACTTTAACAAGTTCTACATCACTTCAGAGCTTCACTCTTTAGCTCAGTTTAGTTTTTCTCTTTCTATCCTGAGCTTTCTTTAATAGCTCTATCAGTACAGCTATTATTATAATAATTATAAATAAGATCTGTGTTTAAAACAGACATTTAACCTTTTAAAAAAGAGACTATCTAATACTTACCAATACAACGACTACAGTACAACAATAAAAAGAACTAGAGAAAAGACTGCATAGATCCAAGTGCTAGATAAAGAATTAGATTGCCCTTCTATATACCTATGTACGCACGTACACGCACACGCATTTTGCAACATTGGATGCCACGTATCTTTTAGAACTAAGAGAACGGTAAGACGCACCTAGACAAGCGTTAAGGATCTTGGCTTTGCTCAAGACAAACAGCTTCATCGTTTGGCTTGATCCGAAGGACAAGAAGCCTGGTCGCAAGAAACGCCCAACATCATATAAAACAACAAACATGGAAACAAAGTAATGGGATCAAAACCGAAAGTCGTCAAACAAGAGTCACCTGAAGAGATTGAACGTAAAGCTAAGGAATTAGCTCAGAAAGAATCTAATGAGAACTCAGCAGTAAGACGTAAAAACAAACAAAGTACAGCATTAGGCAGTTTGGTAGATGGTCAAACAGCTTTATCAGCAATCAGTCCACCAAGAACGAAGACAGGAACGTGATAATTAGATGAACGCACAACAACTATTAAAGCGTTTGTCCCAACTCAAAACAGATCGAATTAAGCACGAAGCTCATTGGAAGGAATGTTATAAATATTGTGCTCCTGAACGTCAGCAAAGCTTTACAGATGTAGCAGCATTAGCTTTAGAACAAGAACGTAAACAGGCTCGTACAGACCTCTTCGACACAACAGCAGTAGAAGGAATACAACTACTTGTTAGCTCTATTGTTAGTGGTACTACAAGCCCTGTCAGTATTTGGTTTAAATCAGTTCCAAGCGGTGTAGATACACCTTCAGAACTGACTGAAGGAGAACAATGGTTAAGTGCTGTAGATCAATTCCTTTTCAGAAATATTCATGCATCTAATTTTGATAGTGAAGTAACAGACTTTCTTACAGACTTAGTAGTCGCAGGATGGGCAGTATTATATGCAGATACCAATCGAGACAAAGGTGGCTTTACTTTCAATACCTGGTCTATTGGCAATTGTTATGCCAGCTCAACACAAGCAAATGGATTAATCGACACAATCTATAGAGAATTTGAGTTATCAGCAGAACAGATCGTATCTGAATTTGGCATAGACAACGTATCAGACAAAGTTAAAACAGCATTAGAAAAGAAACCTGATCAGAAATTTACACTTGTTCAAGCCATCTTCCCTAGAGACAGTAAGCTGGTTAAAGGTGAAGAAGGTAAACGTGTTTCAAAAACAATGCCTATTGCTTCATACACAATTGAATCGAACTCAAAGCACATCTTAAAAGAATCAGGTTTTGAAGAGTTCCCATGTGTTGTAAGTAGGTTTAAGAAGATACCTGATAGTCATTATGGTCTTGGTATGGGATCTATGGTCATCAGTGATGCTAAGACAGCTAATCAGATTATGAAGCTCTCTTTACAGACAGCCGAACTTAATTTGGGTGGTTTGTGGATCAGTCAACACGACGGTGTAGTAAATCCTAATACACTTCGTATTCGACCTAATGCAATTATCGCAGCCAATTCAGTAGATGCGATTAAACGATTAGATACAGGATCAGCTTCAGTAGGACTAGGCTTAGACTTCCTTCAACACTTCCAAGCGAAGATTAAACGTACTTTGATGTCAGATGCACTCAGTGACAATCGAGCGCAACCACTTACAGCAACAGAAGTACAAGCAAGAGTACAGGTCTATCGAAACCAATTAGGCTCAATCTTCTCTCGTATGCAATCAGAATACTTACAAGTATTACTAGAACGTACTTGGGGATTAGCAATGAGATCTGGCGTACTTCCTTCTGCGCCTGAAGAGCTTATGCAAGCTTCACGTATCAGTTTTAACTTCATCAATCCTATGGCTGCATCTCAAAAACTAGAATGGGTAACAGCGATTCAAAACTTAATGCTGAACGTATCTCAAATGGCTCAGATTGATCAGACAGTGATGGATAACCTAAACCTAGATGCAATGGTACAAGTTATGGCAGATGCATTATCCGTACCTGTAGAAGCAATTAGAACAGATGAAGAGATAGCAGAACTTAGACAAGCCAAACAAGAACAACAACAAGCAATGCAAGAGCAACAACAACAGCAAGCTCTCATGTCTCAAGTAGGTCAGACAGGCTTAGATATAGCTAAGGATCAAGCAAAGAATCTTACACCTGAACAGCTAGGAGAAATGTTTGAACAGTAATAAATATCAAAGAGTCTTTACAGGCCAAGAAGGTATCGAAGTATTAGATGAACTTATCTTACTATTTCACGTACCACTAGCATTCGATAAAGACTCAGCAACACAGACTGCATTTAATTTAGGTCAACAGGATGTAATCAACTTCATCTTGGCACGTATTAAAGAAGCAGAACAACCTAAGTAATGAGAATTAAAAAAGAGAAAAAGAATGACAGACAACTTAGAACAACCACAAGCAATTGAACAAGATACAACAGCTTCTACAGTATTAAGTACAGGTAATGATAGCTCTATTGAGACAGCTATTCCTGAGAAGTTTAAAGTAACGGCAGAAGACGGATCAGTAGACTATAAAGCCACTGTAGCTAAGATTCATTCATCTTATAGCTACCTAGAGAAGAAAGTCGGTACTGGTGAAGTTGCTCCAAAAACAGTAGATGAATATAAGATCGAACGTGATGGGTTTGATTTTGAAGAGTTTAAGAAAGACGAAAGCAATAACTCCTTCCTTAAATCAGCTCATGCTCAAGGACTGACTAACAAGCAGTTAGACTTTATTTTGAGTGAGTATGATAGCCGTGTAATAGATCTAGTATCAAATAGTTCACAGATCGACACAGATACGACAGTACAGACACTTCAATCA